CCGAGGGTGGGACATTCACCTTTGGCGGGACGCCGATCGCCTATGACGCGACACAGGCGGTCCTTCTCCGGGCGGGAATCGGCATCGAGTTCTGAGGCCCATCCAGCCTCACCGCCCCCGCACGCACTGAGTATTGCTTAAACCGCAATACCGTGATTCACTCCCGGACATGTGGATCTCGAAGAGAAAGCGGCGCTCGAGCCAAGTTCGGATGCTCGATCGGCGTCGGCGAATGGTGCGGATTCAATCGGGCGCGTCCGGGGCTCGCACGGCAATGCGGCACCGGGATCCCGCTGGGTTCCTCGCGGCCATTGCCTCCCTGTTCCATCGGCGGGCCGGCTGATTCACGAGAACCCCCATTGGGCGTCGCTTGCGGTCCTCGTGGTGGGGGTCCTGGCGTTTTGGCTCCTGGACGATGGGCGCAAGTAGGGCGCTAGTCCCTCGCCCGCCCCCGCCGCCAGCCCGGCCGCCCCTCGGGGAGTTTCCCGCGGCTTTCGCGCATCGCCTGCCGGACGATCTCCTCGACGGGTACCGAAAGGGCTTGAGCGAGTTCCCAAGCCTCGGACACCGTCATGTCCCGTTCCCCGTGGAGCATGCGGGAAAGGGCCGGCGCCCCCATCCCGAGCACCTCCGCGAGCTCCCGCTGGGAGGCGTACCCACTCTCGGCGATGCGCTTGATGAACCAGGCCGTATTCATTGACCTAAAGAGTCGCACGAATCGCAACGCCTAGCAACGCAGAACGTCAGAGCCCGTATTGCGAATCCAGCAATGCCGAGTATTGCGATTTCAGCAATATTGTGGTGGAATCTTAGCTAATGAAACTGAGTCCTGCTGAGGTAGTCATCCGGGCCTTTGGGGGCGTGAGGGCGACCGCGAAGGCCATTGGCCGTAACCCCGGATCCGTCTGCCGCTGGCGCCAATCCAAGGACCGCGGCGGATCCAATGGCGACGTGCCCAGGGGCGCTCAGAAGCCGATCCTGGACGCCGCGAAGGCCAAGAACCTCGACATCAACGCCCACGACCTCATTTACGGCCGGGAGTTGAGCGCGTGAGAGACAACCCCATGGGCTTCCGAAAGACTCGGCGCCATTCCGGCCCCACTGCCGCTCAGGACCTAGCCCGGACGATCAGCATCGAGGAGGCCGCCTACGCCTCGGCCGCGTCCCTCGCCGGCACCCGGTGCCCCATCTGCGGCAAGACCGCGACCGGCGCCCGCGTGGTGGGCCGCATGATTCAGTACCAGCACCGCCACAAGAACACCCGAGCCCCGTATCGGGAAACGACCTACTGCGAGAAGGACGCCGGCTAATGCCCTACAAAAGCGACGCCCAGCGGAAGAAGTTCCACGCGCTCATGAACCGCGGCCAGATCGCCCCCGCGACCGTGAAGGAATTTGACCAGGCCTCAAAGGGCATGAAACTCCCCAAATACGCAAAGCCCAAGGCCAAACCCAAGGGCAAGAAATGAGTAAGCCCGCGCCCGAGAGCCCACTCGAGAAGGCCCGGACCCATGTGCGGTTCGTCCGCCAGCGCCTCCTCGACCGCCTGGACCACATGTTCCCAGGCCAAGCCTCGGACGTGGGCCACGTCGTGGACCTGATCGAGCAGATGATCCAAGCGAAAGCGGCGGTGAAAGAAGCGAGCAAGAAGGGCAAAAGCGATGGCTAGCCTCTCGAACCCGAGGCGTGAGGCATTTTGTCAGGAATACCTCGTCGACAAGAACGCCACGAAGGCGGCGGAACGCGCTGGCTACAGTAAGAACTCCGCCCAGGAGCAGGGTTCCCGACTGTTATCGGATGCTATGGTAAGGGCCCGCGTCGACGAGCTCCTCGCCAACCAAGAGAAGCGGACCCAGATCACCGCCGATCGCGTGCTGAAGGAACTCGCGCGAGTCGCCTTCATGGATCTCTCGGGCGCCTACAACGATGCCGGCGGGTTACTCGCGGTCAAGGACATGCCAGAGGACGTCAGGCGGGCGATCGCGGGCGTGAAGATCTACGACGAATTCGACGGCGTGGGCCGCGAGCGCGAGAAAATCGGCGAGACGACCGAAATCAAGACCATCGACAAGGTCCGCGCGCTTGAACTCCTCGGGAAGCATCTGAAACTCTTCACGGATAAACTTGAGCACTCCGGCAAGATCAGCCTCGAGCAACTCGTTGCCGGATCCACCGAGCCCGAGGGCGAATGACCCCGGCTCAGGCCCGCATTCGCTCCTGGCGGGAGAACCCACGTCAATTCGCGGCCGATGTCTTCGGAGTGACTCTCGATCCCTGGCAGGAGCAGGCCCTGAGCACCTTGGGCGGCCCACCCGACCCGCGTCGGCGGATCATGCTCAAGGCATGCACTGGCCCAGGGAAATCCGCCGCCCTTGCTTGGATTGGCTGGCATCGGCTCCTGTGTTTCGCTGGCCGCGGTGAGCACCCGAAAGGGGCCGCGCTTTCCGGCGAGGGCCGGGACAACCTCCGGGACAACCTCTGGTCGGAACTCGCCAAATGGCGGGAGCGTTCGGATCTCCTCATGCGGGCGTTCACCTGGACCGCGGAACGGATCTACGCCAACGATCACCCGGAGACCTGGTTTCTCTCGGCGCGCTCCTACCCCAAGGATGCCAACCCAGACGCGGTCGGTCGGTCACTGTCTGGTCTTCACTCACGCTTCCCGTTCCTCCTTCTCGATGAGACTGGGAATATGCCGATTCAGGTCGGCCAGAAAGCGACCCAGATTTTCACGGGCGGGGTGGAGGATGGTCTGATTGCGGGCGCTGGGAACCCGACGAGTACCGGACATCTCCTGTACCACGCGGCGACCCATGAGCGGGAACTCTGGGACGTCATCACGATCACTGCGGACCCGGATGACCCTAAGCGCACGCCACGGGTGGATCTTGAGCACGCGAGGGAGCAGATCCAGCTTTACGGCCGGGACAACCCTTGGGTCATGGCGACGATCCTAGGCCTATTCCCGCCGGGCGGCATCAATACCCTCATGTCCGCCGATGACGTGGAAGCGGCCATGAATCGGGTCCTGGATGAGGAGCATTATTCCTGGGCTCAGAAGCGCCTGGGGGTGGACGTCGCCCGCTTCGGGGATGACCGGACGGTGATTTTCCCACGCCAGGGCCTCATGGCCTTCCGCCCCGAGACCCTCCGAAAGCAAGACACGACCATGATCGCAGCGGCCGTCATGAACAAGAAACTCTCATGGCGCTCCGACCGCGAGTTCATTGACGATTCCGGGCATTGGGGTCACGGCGTCTTGGATAACGTGAAGGCCGGCGGCTACAAGGCGACTGCAGTTCTGTTCGAGGCTCCGCCCTTTTACGACCAGACGTGCAAGAACCGGCGGGCCGAAATGTGGATCGCACTCTCAAAGTGGGTCACCGAAAACGGGGTGCTCCCCAAGATGCCGGAACTCGTAAAGGAACTCTCGGCGCCCACCTATACCTTCGTTCAGGGGAAGTTCCAGCTTGAGCCCAAGGATCTGATCAAGAAGCGCCTAGGCTCATCCCCGGACCTGGGCGACGGCCTCGCATTGACCTTTGCTGAGCCGGACATGCCGCGCGAATTCAGACCAAAGTCCAAAGCGCCGAACTACTCGTCCATAGGCGGCGGGCAGTCTTGGATGGGGTGAGGGAGTGGGGTCCAGCACTGCGGACAGCATCGCACCTCGACTGGCTTCCGAAACCAGCGCGGCTTACGCAGCACCAGGCAGACGACGACCGTCACGCCGCAGACGCGGCATACCGGCGGTGTCATTTCTCATCCTTCGGGAGCGCCTCGATGGCTGCAAGCCCAATCCACTGCATCATGGCCCAGTGATTTTGAAGGATCAGGGTGCCCACCTCTATGAGCGCGTCCACCCGGCGGGCGTAGGCCTCGGCCTCAGCTAGCTCTGCTTGGGCGGCGGCGAGGCGGTCGTCCACCCTCACTTCAGTGTGCACAAGGCGGACGCCAGATATGCGAGGCCCAAGAATATAGCCAAACGCCTCGTGCTGCGCCGATCCGCCTCGTCCTGCTCGCATATCTCCCTCCAAACGTCCGGACGCTCGTCGATCACGGCCGCTTCCCCGCGCTGTCCTGGCGGCAGTACTGAATGAGCGCATGGTTCCCGCTCGCGTCCAAGTCCACGCGGGTAATCGTGGCACCTGGGGGAATGGACTCTTGAAAGGTCCGGTAGGTGAAGCCGCACCCGTCTCCATGAGCGC